ACCTAGAGTATTTTCCATTGCATCTGATTTAAAAGTCCTCATACTTCCCTCAAGTCTTGATTTTGGGTTATATTTATTGTCATTAAGTTCAAGTCTATCTGCAACATTTTCGATGTCTGATTTTGCAAATTGTTTTACTTCTTTACTTGCTGGTTTTAAAGTATGTGTTCTTTCCATATCTGGATTGAATTTGGCAACAGTACTTTCTATTGTTCCTGCTACTTTATTTTTTACTGTTTGCATTTTACCCATTGCAACATTTCCTACAATGTTTCTTATATGAGTTTTAGGATTAGCCAACATTGAAAAATATCTCCATGAATCTATTTGTCCTAATCTTGATTTTGGAACTTGCTCTCCTAGCTCTTCATAAACTTCATCTATTACTTTATTCATCTCTTGTTTATTAGTTGTTTCCATTATTTTTTGTTGCATTTCTGGAGTAAACTTAAATTGAGGTGCATCTTCTCCTCTTTCTTTAATTAGTTCTTGATTCATTTTATCAACAGATCTTTGAATCCATGTTACTTGTCCTTGAGGTGTTTGATGATTTAATAAAGATAATGCTTGTACTGTTTGTCCTGCTTGTGTTCCTGCCATTGCGGTTGTTTGTATTGCTTCTTGTAATTTAGCTTTATCCCCTATTTTTGAATAATATTCTATTAGTCTTTCTCCAACCGCTATATCACTTGCTGTTATTTTAGCATCTATTCTGTTTGATAAAGAAGTTAATACTTTTAATTCATTATCAGCTCCATTTGTTGATATTCTTCTATCTGCTTCATTTAATTGTTTCTTGTTGCTCTCTGGAATATAAGTATCACTACCCATTAATTCCTTTGCTATTGCTTTTGCTTCTTTAGTTGTATTAGAACTTTCAATTATACTCCTATAATGTTTTCTTATTTTTCCTTCTGGTCTTTCCATTTCGCCCCAGACTATTTTTTCACCTTTTGTAGGTAAATTTGCTTCTTTTTGTGTATTATTTTGATTATTTTGCATAGAATTATTAGTAATAGTATTATCATTGACTTTATTATTGTTATGTGGTATACTATTATTAATAGAAGAAGTTACAGCTGTGTCGTCTTGGACGTTCATTTCAGGGAAGTTATTAAACTTATCTGAATCCATAGCTCCAACTTCTTTTAATTTTTTATTTTTTACAAAATCATTCCAGTTTTGTGAGTTAGAATCATATGCATAATATGCTTTAGGAAATAATTGTTTCTTGTCACTTATTACTTCAATTGCAACAGAGTATCCGTTTATTTTTTTTGCAAAAATCAATTTTGGATTTGGTTCTCTTTTGGTTGGTTTTTCATCTGACAATCCTATATAATCTGGATCACTTATAACATCTCCATATTTTGCTAATATTTCAGGAGTGACGTCTATCTGTCCTACTTCTTTTTCATTACCATGTCTATTAAAAGAATGCTCAATATTATTTTCTGAAAGAACAATATTATAATCTTTTAAATTATATTTTTTTTCAAATCTATTTGAATTATTAATTAAATTATTTAAACTTTCAGATAATTTGTCGTTTATTCTACCTAAAAACATTTTTTTCTCTTTTGTTCTAGGTGGATGTTTTTTAGCCATTTTTGTTTTTTCGTCATAATGTTCATTTACAAAATCATATATATTTGAATTATATCCATCTATTAAATTATTTTTTCCTGTTGTAAATCTATTAATATCATTTTGTGTATATTGTTTTATATTATCTTGATTAGTAACTGTTTTTTGTCTTTTTTGATATTCTATATTTTCATTCTGAACTGTTTGATTGTTTTTTTGTTCTACATTTTCGTTATATTGATTTCCTGTTATATCAATTTGTCCAGGTATAGGTGCTATATCTTTATTTAGTGTTAATTCTTCTATTGCTTTATTTATGCTTTCACCGGTAAATTTTTTGTCTTTATTAGGTTTAACAGTTATTGAATCTATGACATCATCTGTCTTATCAGATATTTTTTGTACCTCTAATTGATTATTGTCATTTACATATAAATTAATATATCCTGTTCTTTTACCTGATTTATCATTTATAGAGTATAAGTCAAAATCATTATTAACATTATCTTCTATGTCATATACTTGCTCCCATGTATATGAATCATCGTTTTTAAATACTGATGTTGTTTTTCCAATATCTTGTACTTCATAAGAATTTTTATTATTATAAAATTGACTGTTTTGAACAGGTAATTCTGTTTTTTGTGTGATATTGTTTTCTTGATCGTTTTGTTGTGATGGCAATATTTGCTCCATATTTCCATTTTGAGCAATGTTATTTTGTTCTTGATTAATTTGTTGTGTAGGTAATATTTGTTGCTCCTGTATTGATTCTTGTTGAAAATTATGGGTGTTGTTTTGATTAATAGTATTATCTATTGTTTTATTATCTTCATATTGATTAGTATTTATCCCTTTATAATCACTTACCATTCCACCTGTTAATAAATTTAAAAGAGTTGTTGTGAATGCAGTAGAACCCATTGTTTCTAAACCTTCTTTTAAATCTATTATTTTTTTATCTGGATCTGTTGTTCCTTTATCAATTAAATTATTTGCAATATTTGATATTTCTTCCTCTAATATTTCTCCTCCTGTATTAGTTAATTGTGTTAATAAAAACTTTCCTACCTTTGACTTTGCTCCTTTTTTTACAAGTTCTTCTGCTAAATCGTCTAAATTGCCTTTTCCAAATATTTTTGCTCCACCTGATATTTTTTCTGTTGCCATTTCTACTAATGCTTTTGCATCTCCTATTTTAACCGCAGTATCTAAATCTTTTCCTTTGTCTAATGCTTCTTGAGTTGCTTGTCCTTTTACATTCAATCCCATTGTTGCAAGTCCTACACTTGGATTTTTGGTTAATGCAGTACCTACTATTGATGGAATCATATTTCCTACACTCTCAAATCCAGATGCAATAAAATTAGTAGTATTATCATATTTTTTAGATTCCTCTGCAAGAAATTTATTGTAGTTTTCAGATGGTTTTCTTATTTCTTCATTAGCTTTTAATAATGTCTCGTCTAAATTTGGATTTATTTTTCCTGCTAATTGTGTTCCTGTGTTAAACAAGTCCTTTAATGGAATATTATTAATTACATAGTTATTAGCATTTAACCCTTGATTTATTATTTTTTCCTTAATCGTTTTATCTTTATCAGTTATATTGTTTACAGTTTCTTTTAAATAAGATGGTAGTTTAGAAAAATTATTATTAACCATTTGCATTGGATTCATAATTCCCAATATACTTTTAGTTAAATCTGTTGTTAATGATAAAGCACTTTTTTCTTTTCCTTTTTGGGCATTATTAGCCATATCTAAAATTCCACTTTGTGCCACTCCTGTAGTTCCTGACAAAGCCCCCCCTGAGAATTTAGAAACTGTATAATTAATTTTATCCCATATAGAATTTTCATTATTATTTGTTTTTGGGACTTCTATATTATTACTTTGTCTGTTTGGATTTTCTCTCTGTTGTTTGTATCTATCCCAAGAACTATTGCTTTGTTCTTCTTCTCTTTTCTTTTTATATTCATCCCAAGACATAAAGTCCTCCTTTATAATCCAAAATTATTAAACAATGCCCTTGCTTCATCTTCTGAAATAGTTCCTTTAGATTGCTCATTATATATTAATTGTCTTGCAGTATTTTGATTGATTTTTGAATTGTTACTAGATAATAATCCATTTATACCGTTATATAGTTTTTGGGCTGAAGAACTTACTTCTTGTGTATTATTTCCAGTTGCTACAACGCTCTTCGTACTATTCTTGCTAGTAGAAGAAGAGCTTTTTGACCTACTAGCACTAGCTTTTTTTGATAGTTCGTATTGTTTTTGCCATTGACTATCACTAACCGAATCCCTTTGCTTTTGATAGTCAAATTGTTGTTGCCATTGATTTTGTTGTGCATCATACTGCTGTTGCCATTGATTATCTGCTATTCTATCTCTGTCTTGTTGATATAAGAATTGTTTTCTATTATTTCTCATTTCATATTCTTGTGTTAATAGTTGTAATTGTTGTTTATATAATTCTAAAGCATTTTGTGCTAATGTGATATTTCCTTGTTCTCTTGCCCTTGCTATTTCATTGTCAAAATCAGCTTTTAATGTTCTTGCATTGTTCAATGTATCTGTTATACTTTTTTGATAATTATTGTATAAATTTGTTTTAGATGTTTCACTATAACCACTGTTATTTAATCCTGTTTGTACTTGTCTTTCCGCTTCTACACCATACGGATTTATTTGTTTTTGATAGTCTGTATATAATCCTCTTGTTGTTTTTGTAGTATCTTTATCAATCTTTTCTTTTTGTCTTGCTAATTCATCTACAGTTAATTGTGTTTGTCTATTTGTAATATCTTCTTGTGTAGCTTGTTGTTGCTGTAATAATGATTTTTGTTCTTGATTCCATCTATCTATATCTTCATATCCTGTTTCTGCCATATTTTACCCCCTATTTTAATCATTTTTTGTATAATATATATCTATATAAGCCGTACAATCAGTTTTATCACCCCATGTATTAATAACAATATTTACACTACCTACATAAAAAGTTGAACTATTTGATTGTGCTCCGAAGTCAATATATTGTAGAGGAAATATTGTTGCATCTCTATTCTCAATTTTATAAAACCCTTCAACTCTTACAGTTGTTACTCCACTTAAATTATGTGGTATTGTTTTTATACCATTATTAGGCAAACTCCCACAATTATATCTTTTTACATATACTCTTTTATCATCTATATATTCATTTGTTGCCACTTCTTGTCCTGTCACTATTTTTAATTTCATATTTTCACTTAATTGACTTAAACTTGCATTAATTTGACTGCTTAAATCTGATATTGCTTGTTGTAATGCGCTTTTCTCTGTTGCAACTAATTGCTCTGTTTCTGTTGTTAAAGTATTATTTAAATAAGTTTTAATTAAACCGCTCGCTTCATCAAATTTTGCTTTTAATTCATTCCCTGATTGTGAAGGTGTATCATCTAATTGTGATATAATATTAGTATTTTCTGTAAACTTTGTTAAACTCATTTCTTTCCTCCTATTTCTTAGCGTATCCTCCTACAAATGCTTCTAATGTCATTAAAAATATTCCAAAAGGTTTATTTAAATCATCAGAATAAATTTTTAAGGATACTTCTTTTATTTTTTTCTGTTTAATTTTATAAACTAAAAAAACCTCATTTGTTGTTGCAAATGAGAAATTATTAAAATCTATATTATTAAAATTAAATCCTTGTAAGGATTTCTCTGTTATTTTTTTAAATTGCGCCATTTTATCTGTTCTTACTGCTAATTTAACTCTTCCATTTTGCATAGTTCTTAATTTTGCAATTCCACCTCTTTTATTTGTGGTTTTATAATGATTTGGCTGTCCAAAGTTTTCCATAGGTGTTGTCCAATAACTCTCTATAGCAACTCCATTATCATTTGTTCCATCAAATACATATATTGAGCCATCTTTACTACCAATATATAATTTATTATTATATTCTTTTAATAAATTTGGCTTTGCTTCAGATAAATTCCACAAATACCATTCATATTCATATCCAGACATATATGAAGCTTTTTGTCTTGAATCTGCTAAATATATTTCGTCGCCTACTAGGATTAATAAATACCCTTTCCATTCTTCCATTTGTGCGCTTAAAAAATCAGTATTACTTATTAATTTATTATTTACTAAATGACTTCTTGGAAATATTATTTGTCTACTATCTAATTCTGTTGTCATTATTCCTTGTAATCCATCTTCACTTAAATAAACTATATCGTCTAAAAAATTAGTTGCAACAGAACAACATCCCGTTTCTATATTGCCTTGTACTCTTGGATAAGCTTTTCCTTGTTCAGAATCAATTATTTTAGTATGATAAAAAATATTGGCATTATTTTGATCATTTTGTTTAAATACCCATAATACATCAGCACCTACAACTATGTCTTTTATAGCAGAATCATTTGAACCATCTTCAGAATAATTTAAATCACTTACATATGTTGGATCATTTAATTCACAATAAAATATTGCATTTGGATATGCAGGATTTCCTGTATAAAATATTCTATTATCCCACATTACAGCTTTAGTACAATTTGGTATTCTAGTTGAATATCCTATTACTGTTTTTGTAAATGTTATATAAACATTATCTTGTCCACTTAATGTTGGCACTGCAGGGGCTGTGCTAAATGTTACTGTCCCGTTTGTAGTATCTACAGTATATCCTGTTGAAGCAACTTCAGTTCCATTAACTACAACTTTATCTACACTTGTTATTCCTATTGCATCTAAAACATAAATCGTTGAAGTTCCATCTGCTATAAATTGATTTATCCTCTGATTACTTAATAAGTTGACATCCTGATACATTTCCCCTCCACCCGATGGACTTCTTCCTATTGTCGTTGTTGGTACAAACGCATCGCTACTTACAGCACTTACAGTAGTTCCGTTATATCTTAAATAGTTTGTTCCGTCATTAATATATAAATAATCTCCAAATTTATTAAAAACTGTTTTATTGTTTGTACTCATACCAGTAAATAACTCAGATAATGTCTGACCTGTTGGAGCATCTGGAAAATTAGTCCATTTATATAGCTTGTTTCCAGAATGAACTATAGCTGTGGAATTTGTTACTGCATATAAGCCTAATATTTTACTTCCTATAGTTCCTAATAGTCTTATTCCAGGTCGAGTTTGTATACTTGCCCCTTCTGTATCTTTATAGTTTTTCCATATGTTTAAAGCATCTGGGCTTCTATTTGCTTGAACCATAGCTTTGTCTATACTAAAATCTACTCCTGCAAAATTACCATATGTTTTTCTTAAAGGTGTACTTACCATTTACAACACCCCTTCTTTTACAATTATGCCAGGAGCTATTCTTCCATTGTCAAACATATCTAATTTTCTTCTATATTCATTATAAAAAGCCTTATAATCACTTGAAGGATCAGCTTTTAATATATCATTTGCAACCGCATAAGGAAGCAACATTTGAGCATCCTGGTCTATTTCTAATGTAAAATTGTCGTCAGTTTCATCTGTTATTATTGAAGGATATATATAATACTCTAATGTGTATTTATATCCTGTCTTTTTACTTATATATATTTTTTTACCTAAAGTATAATAATCGGCTTCTTTTATGTTGTTGTTTTCATCAGAGGCTATAACTCTTCTTAATTGATATAAATTTGCAGGTAATGAAAATTCTTCATATCCTTCTTCGGTATCTTCTAAAATATCTCTAATAATTCTTGTTTTTATTATTTTTTTAATTTGACTTAATTCTTGATAATTGGTTGAGTATAGAAAATTTATTCTTGTTGAAATATCTTCATCTTCTGTTAAATTATCATTGTTTTTAGAATATTCTTCTATTAATCCCAATGCTATTTTTTTATTTTCTCCAAGCGTCATATTACTTCACATCCTTATATATTTCTTCTATTTGTTCTATTTCTTCTTTTAAGTCTTTAAGTTTATAAACTTCTCTGTCTGGGATAATATATCCTTGCATTTCATCCCATATTAAAATCGTTCCTTCCGGTAGTTCTTGAGTTAATTTACTGTGTTCGCTACTTTTTACGCCATTGTATTCACTTTCTTTTTTAATTTCTGTTGTTAAAACCAGATCTTTTAATGTTTGATGTATTGTTTTATCGTCCGTACTTTCATCAAAATTCATTTCTTTCGTTACAGTCCTTCCATAATATTGTCTTAATGAAGGTTTAATTGTAAACAATTCATTTTTTTCTTCCATTTTTTCTCCTCTCTTTCACTTTTGCTAGAATCGAACTAGCTTTTTTCCTTTAAAGTGATATTAAAAAAAGGATTCCGGTTAAGGAATCCTCTTGTTTCTATGAAATAGCTGTTTTAATTACATATATTTCATCTGGTCTTGTTATTAAAGCACCAAATACATATAATCCTTTAAGTGCATCAGAGAATGCATCTTGTGGTCTATATGCTTCAACTTTATTGATTTGTTCTGCAAATGCAATTGCTTTTGATGTTCTTAAAATATTATAGTGAACATCATCTGTAGCTTGACTTCCACTTGATTTACCTGTTGGTAATAAGTTTTCAATACATACATAAGCATTATTAATTTTACCTACAGCACCTTTCTTTAATATATCTGGGTTATTTGTTGATAATTCTGTTAATGCTTCTCTATAAATTGTAAATGGTTTTGGAGCTACTTCTAAATAAAACATATCACTAACTTTACAATTTTTTCCGTAAAGATAAGCAAATCCATCTTCTACACTTCTTACAGCATTTGCTTTTGATAAAGAGATAACTGAAGAACTTTGTCCTAATGGATTTGAACCAGCTTCTACTCCTGTTTTTACTAAAGAAGCAACATATTTATCTCCTTCTTCAGCAAGTCCTCTTGTAGCTTCTCTTGCTAATTCATCCATTAATCCTGGTACAGATTGTGCTTGGTCAATGTCTTCTACTGCATAATCAAAATATTTATATTGATTTAATTGTAATGTCATTGATCCATCTGTTGCACCTTCTCTTGTTAAAGATGTTCCTGGTACATATGTTCTAATTGTAGGTCTTACTACACTTAATATTTTTACTTCTTTTGCATTTTTTGAATCTTTTTCATATTTGAAATCACAGTGATTTCTTAGAGATGTTATTGTCTCTAATGCTTGATTAAATTTTCTACTCCATATTGTTTGTTGGAAATTTGATATTGCCATTTTATAATCCTTTCTTTATAGGAAAACTATTTGTTTTTACCCCATTGTTGCATAGACTTTTCAATTGCCTCCATAAGTTTTGGATTTTTTTCAAAATCTTCTTCAGTAAATTGTCTAGCTTCTTCAGGAGTATAGTAATCCTTTATTTCGTTTGTGGAAATGTTTGTTTTTGCACTTCCTGGACTTGCAGGTTGTGTTACTGTTTGTCCATTCATTTTGTTATACATTTCGTATATAGTTAATATAGGTGTATTTACGTTAAACTGGTCTCTAAACTTTATAAATTCTTTGGTTTCAAGAATATCTGTTTTGTAGCCTTTTGACTTTAACTCATCTATATCTTTTAAGTTTATTAATTCTTTGCACAATGTATCGAAAATTGTCTTTTCTCTTATAGATCTTTGCTCTGCCGGAATTGAAGCTATTCTATTAGCTTCTTCTTCCATTTCACTTCTGCCAAGAGCTATAATTTCCTGTGCATCTGCCTTAGCTAAGATTTGTTCATCTCTTTCACTAAAACCTTCTTTGTATTCAGGAATATTAATTCCTTGTTCTTTGTAAAATTCAGATGTTCTACTTATCGCTTCATCTAAACTGTTTACACCCAATCCTGTGTTAATGACATTTTCAAGATGCTTGTATTTAGCAAGTTCTTTATTAAACTTTCTTTCTTGAGTGGCTCTGTCACGAGCTATTCTGTCTTTAATTTTTTCTTCCATTAATTCATTTGCTCTTGCTTCAATTCTCTCGTTAATATCATCTTCAGTATTGATTTCTTGATTAGTTTCATCTTGGCTAGCATTGACTACTACTTCATCAAGATTTTCTTCTGATGTTTCAGGTACATCATTCTCTAAAACTTCATTGTTCTGCTCTTCGTTCATTTAAAACCTCCCGTTTTAAGTCCGTCGACTATTATTTCCTTGCATCTTTTTTTGTCATAAGCATGTTTTGGACATAAAAAAAGAACCTATTCTGGTTCATTGTTTTCTAACTCTTGTTTAATTTCTTTATTACATTTAGGACATATAAATGTAACTATATTGTCTTTAATCTCTTTTACTAACATTTCAACTAATCTACATTGGGGGCATTTCATATGTTTCGCCTCCATTCGCTAAATTCTCGCCTTGTTGTGCTATGTTTTCAATTGCATATTGATTATTGCTTTCTACACTCATTACATTATTCATTGCACTTGCGTATTGATTAACTTCTTTCTCCATTTCCAATAAGGCTTTTTCTCTTTCTTGTCTTTCTTTTAATAATTCTTGAAGCTTATCTTTTCTTGTTGCACTACCATCTGGAAGTAACTCAATATATTCTTCAAATGTAATATATCCACCTGTTAATAAATTTCCTAATGTTTGTTCTTCAGCATAAATATCATAAGGAGAACTTGGTGTTATATCTATTTTTATATTTGGTTCTAATTGTTTTAATATTTCAGATGATATTGTATATACTTCTTCTATCGTATTTCCATTTTCATCTTTTATGATTTTTCCGTTTTCGTCTTTTACATCTTGTAAAACCTGTAATCCATTTACTTTATATGCTTTCCATATATCAAAATATATTCTTGCTAAATCTTCAATAAATGTTTTGAATGTATCAACTTGTTCATTTAATGGTTGTTGTGTTGCTTGTTGAACTGCTAAAATAGCTTTTCCACTTGCTTGGGTTGGATCAACATTTCCTGTTGCTACATCTCCAGCGCCTTCAAGTTCTTTTGTGTTTGTTTGTATATCATCTTGTAAGTTTTTAGCATCTGTAGACATACTTGCAGGATTTAAATATCCTACTTGTTTTCTTACATCATCTATTGTCGCTCCACCCTTTAACTTTATTGTACTTCCTACTTTTTCAAGGGCTTCCGGATTACTTACTAATTCTTCATTAACTACTGGTTTTGGAAAAGCTGATAATTTAACAGAAATAGCTCTTCTTGTTGCTATTTTATTTATTTCTATTTGATTATTTATTACACTTCTAACTGCTCCTATCCCCCTTGCTGAACCTTTCATTTCTTCCCAAACCATATGAGCTACTGGATATAGTTTCATTCCTGTTGGTATTTTAGTTTCTAATTCAATAGATTTTACAGCTCTTGAATAATAAACCTCATCATTTATTTTATAATACTTTAACAATACCAAACACATTGGATTTACTTCATCTGTTGTACTTGAATATCCTGCTTGTTCTAAAGTTTCTCCATCAGAAGTTATTAAATCTATTTTTTCTTGACTTATCCCTAATAGTTTTGCTTCTTCTTTTACTTGTATTACAGGTTTTCTATATGAGATTATTATATATGGTTGTGATTGAATGTCTGAATTATTCTCATTTCCATAATAAATATTATTTTTGTCTATTACTTCCGAAATTGTTTCTTGTTTAGTTGTATCAAAATAGTTATGTATTATGCCTTCATCATTTATACAAGCATCTTTTAAACATTCTTTTATTTTTGCACCTACCTGTTGCAATTCCCATACTTCATTGGAGTGTTTACTTAAAGCATCACATAAAGACTGTAAAACACCTCTTTCTGTTTGAGCATTATAAAAATTAGGGTTATAAACTATTGCATATGCGTTTGAATTAACTACACCCAATTTAAACTTAACTATACTTTTAACTATATTTAATATAACTGGTGTTTCTTTTCCTATATTTAAATATTTAGCTTGATCTCCATGATAAAAATTATAATTAAGTTCTGTATCTCGGTATAAGTTTTTAGTCCTATTATACATTCTGCCTTTTTCAAAATCTTTCCATACATTTGTTACTTCTTTATCTTCCATTTACATATCTCACTTCCTTTTGACTTTCTGGAGTTCCGTCAAAATTTTCTAAATTATTGAATACATCTTCCCAATAATCGTGTTCTTTTTTCAATTGTTTTTCATCTTTCCTGTTTTCTATTTTTTCTTTCACATAAGTTATAGGATTTTTTATTTCTTTATTAGGTTTGTTTAATCTATAACCAATAAAAAAGACGTATGCATAAACATACGACTGGTACTAAACTATTTATCAGATTTAACATTCTTTTTTCTACCTCTCTTTTTAGGTTTTTCTTTTACATCTTCAACAGTAAATTTGTTTTCTGTTTCAACTTTTTTTTCTTCAGAGTATCTCTCTCTAAATACTTTCTTTTTCATTTTATTCCTCCTCTATTCCTAAATCATCTATTCTTGTTAAAGTAACATCTTTAATAGTATCGTCTACTATGAATAATCCTTCTTTTATGTCTTTTAAAAGTTCTGCTCTCATTTGTTTTTTATATTCAGCTGTTATAACTCCATTTACCCTAATCATTATTATATTATTCATTCTTTCCCTCCAATAATTTTTTATATTCTTTATTGCTGTCTAAAGCTTTATAGTTTACTTTTGGTATTTTATTATATATTTTATCTACGTCTAAATTTGACATATCTAAATTTAATATATATCCTTCTTTCTCTGTAATTCCAACTTCTTTATATACTGGCAAATCTGTTACTATTACAGGTACTTTTAGTTTTAAACATTCATGTACAAATAAGCAAAAACTTTCATCATCAGACAACTGTACTCCGATAATCTGCTTGTGCTATATAATCACTCATATTATATCTAGGTTGCATTAATATAATGTTCTTACTTACTTTTTCTGGTGGTCTATCTGTAAATATATGCCATATATACGGTATACCTTTTTTGTCTAGTTCTTCTGATAGTTTCTTTATTCTGCCTTCTCCCTTTTCCTGTGTTAACCTTGTTGCACTTATTAACTTTAATAACTTTCTAGGTTTGTCTATCTCTACTGGATTATATAGTGTAAATACTTCTTGTTCTGTTAGCCTTTTTAAGCTATCTCTTGCTACGTTTGATACTGCGTACACTTTATTCATCTCTAGAAATTTTTCGTATCCATATTCATATACTTTGCCATAATTGGCATGGACTAATAAATATTTTTCTTTTGCACTTTCATATAGTTCAGGAACTACATGTTGTGCCATGGTAAATATTATTTTATTACATTTTATTTTTTGCCCTGTATATTGTATTGTTTTTATATAAGGCTCTAGCCTATCTAACTGTTCTTTATCTGCTCTTGAATATAATAATGTTATCTGTCCTATGTTGTATTTTTTTGCTATGTAATATACCCATGTTTCTATACCGCCTATTTTTTCTAAAAAGGTTGCATGTATAACAACATCTAATTCTAATACGTGATTGTTTCTTTCTCTTAATACAGACTTTTTCATTAAAACACCTCTATTTTACTTCCAAATTCATTTTCATCTTCTACTTCAAATCCAAAGTCTTTCATTATGTTATATTCTAATTCTTGATTTTCTTCTTTAACATTCATCTCTTGTTGTTCTCGAATATAATAAGAAATTGCCAATGCCATAACTAAATCGTCATGAGAACCCTCTTGTGCTTCAGGTCTTCCTTTTTCATTTCTTACAAACACTAACATTTCTTCTAATGTTTCTTTGTCATTAATTAAATCTATATGATCATTTACTATTGCTTGTAATTCACTTAATATTAATGGTCTTGTTATTCTATCAGTTCTGAATCCATATGCTTTTGCTATCTTACCTGTAAAATTATCTTCTTTTTCTCTTATAAATTGCTTTTTATATCCTAATCTTTCAAGTTCCTTTATTGGGAATGTATCAAAATTTGCTTCAATTCCTACTAATGCTTTATTGTAATAATGAGCTAAACAATACATCTGTCTTGTATATTCATCTGCATCAAATTCTTTTCTTAATACTGCTACTTGTTTTCCGTTTGTATTATCTAAAACTTGTCCAATAAAATAATCTGATCCTTCTCCTGATGTATCTCCTCCAATTACATATGGATAATTTTTCTTAGGTAATTCATATAATTTAATAAATCCATCTTGTTCATTCTTCCATCGTATATTAGTTATTTTTAATCCATCATAATCATAAATAAAAGAACCCACTTTAATAGGTTCTTTCAATTGTGATATTCTATTACTTACTTTTTCAGCATTAAAGAATGTTTTCCCTAATACTCCCCATAATCCTAAACAATAAACATTATAATAATATAAGTCTGTATTTTTAAAACTTTCTAATGTCTTTTTGTCGTCTTCTGTTAAAAATTTGTTATCTTTATATGTACTATGACATACTGTTGCTTTTCCTGTATCTATTAATTTTCTTTTTATCCAATGATTTACGTTTATAGGATTGAATGTTAATACTATTTGTTTTTTCGTGTTTCCACCTCTTAAACGTACTTGTAATTGATTAAAATCTTCTTCAGATATTTCTGTTGCTTCTTCTATCCATATATCTGTAAGCTCTCCAGATTCAAAAGTAACTGATTTTAGTTTCTCTGTATCATCTAACCCACTAAAAATTATTTCATTTCCATTTACGCATTTTATCCTTAAATCTGATTCATTTATTTTAAATATCTGACTTACTCCCCATTGTTTTATTATTTGTTTTAATAATGCAAATGTAGAATTTCTATTTGTGTTTCCTGTTTGTCTTACCACTAATAAGTTCATCTTTCTTTTTAGATTTTTATATATATATCTTTCTCCTACAAAAAAAGACTTACCCGATGAACCTCCACCATAAAATATTAATATTCTATCTTCATTGTCTAGGTATGGTATATATTTATCATTAAATACTTTTTTACTTATACTTACGTTAATCATCTGTTAATGTTACCTTTATATCTGTATTTACATTTGCATCTATTCTTGTTTTATATTCTCCAGACATTTTATTTAAAATATCTATAGCATCTAATTTTGTTTTGAAATTTGCTACCTTTTCATATTCATCACCAAACATTGTATATCCTTTTTCTTTTGTTTGTTCTTTAATTATATCAGTTAAATATTTCATTCTTTCTTTGGCTGACATTATTGACTTATCTTCTAATTCTTGCATAAGCTCTTCATACCTTAGCTTTACCTTAGCGGAGTTAAAAAGCTTACTTGCATTAATGTCTATAGCATTGTTATCATATTC